GGGGGAGGAGGAGAAGAGGTAAGAACGATACCGCTGATCTCAATCTTGCCTGTAGGGCATGATTCGGCAGTGGCGTAGATAGCGGCTTGCTCTACTTCTCTAGCTTCTTGAGCCGCACGGCGTGGAGCCATGATGAAGTCCTCAACCAACTTAGCAGCTTCAGAACATTTGCTGGCAACATAAACGTGGCAAACCAAATCACCGCGAGCCTCAAACACCTTGCCGGGCTTGATCATTAAAACGCCCTCTAAGGATTTGGCAAGCTGGTCTGCCATATCAGCCTCAACGTAATTTATACGAAGAACAGGGCCGCCAAATGCAGCTTCAAAACGGTTTCCGTCAAACAAAGGAGCTTTCTTAGACTCAGGCAGGAACTCACCACCCATGAATGTGGCTTCCCACTCTTTAACCTCAAAGCCGTCAGAGTCATACCAGTACCAGACCCATACATAACCGTCATGTGGCGCGTGTAGCTTGCCACTTTTCCCCTCTGTAGGCTCTGCACCGTTGGACTCAATTAAGTTTGCCAACCGTGTTGCGCGTCCTTTTACGGCAGCGGCAACTCGCGCATTGTGCGCTTCCATCTTTTCAGATACCGCTTTTACTAAATTTTCCATCATCATTCTCCGTTGTTATGCGTTCATTATACCTATCCCGTGTCCATGTGCAAGTCTGTATACACAAATAAATGAAAATAACTTAACTTTTTTTTATGGTGATATTGGCATAGACTGGTGGCCTGAGATCAACTCAACCCTAGAAACCAGCTCAGTGGACGCTTACGAAGATTCTGGGGTTTAACTCTCGTAAGGAGAATTTAAGATGGCGAGTACAACATTTAATGGAGCAGTACGCTCCGAAAACGGTTTTTCAGACGTTACGATAGCTGCCAAAACTGGCACAGTAACCACTAACAGCACCTACGGCACAAACGCCTCTATAGGCGGCACCCTTAACGTAACTGGCATAGCAACCGGCACATTTATACAACACGTTGGTTTTGCTTCTGGTGTTACTGTAAACAGCACCGCAGGTGACAGCCCTACTATTGGTACTTTTGTGCAGCCAGCAAATACTATTATCACTAACATAAAAATATTTTGCGATGTTGCTCCAGTCATTGGGTCAGGTGATATTGGTTACGAAGTTGGTACATCTTCTTCTGGCGCACAAATTGTTGCGACTCAGGCAGACGAAATCTTAGATGCTGGTACAACTGTTGTTGCGCACAACGTAACGATCACTGAACTAGTGCTTCAAACACAAGATGGCACAACAGCCCCAGCTTCTGTTCAATATACAGACGCAGCGCGTAACATCTTCTGTAACATTACCAACACGGTTGATGCTACAACGGCGGGATCGTTTACCTTTATCATCGAGTACGTTCAAATCGCGTAAGCAATTTTGCTGGGGCGGCAACGCCCCTTTTCTTTATAGGAGATTGTTATGACGTATATGGCTTCGGACATAAATGCGTTAACTATTAGCGATGAGGTTGCCGCAGACGCAGACTTTATTGTTACAGCAGCGCGACCAAACACCACAGCTACTTTAGCAAATACTTCGTTTGCTTCAGGTGGCGCTAGGATACTTGCTGTTGCTACAGCAGGCACAAGTGATAATGGCAAAACAACTACGATCACAGGCACTGATGTATTTGATAATGTTGTATCAGAAGTTATTACATCTACAGGTTCTGCTGAGTCAGTAGCTGGTGAAAAATATTTTAAGACTGTTGCATCTGTTGTTTGTTCTGCACAATATGCAGGCAACATAACTGTAGGTTCTACTGCAAGCGCAGCACAAGCTGCTCAAGGATCAAACAGAGTTAGATTAAAAGGCTTGTCTGTTGTCTCTGGAGGCACTGCTGGAATTGTTGAGTACATAAATGGTACTCCAGAATCAGGCACAACTTTGTTTAAGTCTCGTACCATAGGTACAGATAACGCGACTGTAGATAGAAGCATACCTTCTGAAGGCGTTTTGTTTAAAGATGGATTATCAACAAAGTACACTGTTGGCACGGTAGATATGATTACCTTGTTCTTTGCTTAGGGATTATTTATGGCCACTTCAAGCAGCAGAGATTTTGAGCCAGATGTAGCGGAATATATCGAGGAAGCATTTGAAAGATGTGGCCTTGAGTTTCGTACTGGCTATGATGGCGTAACAGCCAGAAGATCACTTAACTTGTTGTTTGCTGATTGGGCTAATAGAGGGTTAAACCAGTGGACTGTTGCTAACACCACAACAACCCTAACCCAAGCTGCTGAGTTTATTGATTTAACAACATCAACGATTGATGTCCTAGATGTTGTAATTAGACGCACAGATGGCTCAACAACCACTGACATATCAATGGATCAAATTGGCAGGTCTGAGTACTGGAACCTTCCAAATAAATCTACTCTGTCTAGACCGACACAATGGTTCTTAGATAAGCAAATTACTCCACGCCTTTACATTTGGCCAGCATCTGAAAACGCTACAGACCAATTGATTATCAATCGTCTTGTTCGTATAGAAGATGCTGATGCTAGTGTGAATACAGTAGATATTCCTTTTAGATTCTACCCCTGCTTGGCTGCTGGTTTGTCTTACTATATCGCGTTAAAGAAAGCTCCAGATCGTGTTCAGTTGTTAAAGACTTTATATGAAGAGGAGTTTTCTAGGGCTGCGGACCAGGATCAAAGCAGAGCATCGTTAACGATCTCTCCTGGCCTTAGATCTAGGATAGCCTAATGGCTTTTGCCTCTGGCAAGCATGCAATTGCCATATGCGACAGATGTGGATTTGAGTATAAGTATTTAAGCCTTAAGCGAGAGTGGACTGGGTTTAGAGTTTGCTCTGAATGCTTTGAAGTAAAACACCCGCAGCTTGAACCAATAAGTCACATTGCTGACCCTGAAGCGTTAAGATTCCCAAGACCAAGCGCATCCGCTACTTCTGTGGCTGGTGCAGGTGTTGTAAGAACAATTGATGCAAATCAAATGATGTCTACTACTGGCGATGTAATTGGATCTGAGTTTAGTCAAGATGCCGCTACAGGCGAAATTGGAACAGTAACGGTGGCCATAACATGAGTTTTACATTAGCGACATTAAAGTCAACAGTTCAAGACTATTGCGAAACAGCAGAAACAACTTTTGTTGCAGACCTTCCTACGTTTATTAAAGAAGCTGAAGAGCGAATATTAAAGAACGTAGAACTGCCTGTGTTTAGAAAGAACGTGACAGGCACTGCGACCACAGACAACCCATACGTTTCTACACCATCTGATTTTCTAGCGCCGTATAGCTTTGCTGTAATATCAAGCAACGTGTATTCATATCCTTTGCTTAAGCACGTTTCTTTTATAAGAGACTATACGCCAAACGCATCAACCACTGGTTTGCCAAAGTATTATGCGTTGTTTGATGACACTACATTTCTTGTAGCGCCTACTCCTGATGCTGCCTACACCATAGAATTGCACTATAAGTTTAGGCCAGCATCATTGACCGCTGGCGCAGAAAGCGGAACAACCTGGCTATCCGAAAATGCACCAGATGCCTTGTTGTACGGTACACTTGTGGAGGCAGCAACATTCTTGAAGGCTCCAGAAGAGGTTGCTCAGTACGAACAAAGGTTTATATCAGCGACATCAGCCCTCAAGAAGCTTGGTGAGGGATACGGCGCTCGTGAAGAATTTAGATACGATATTTCTAGGGGATAACATTGTCATTTTTTAAAGCTCCACAACTTAAGGTCGGTACAGTATCGGTAACGACAACAGAGAATGGAGGGCATGATGTAGAGTTCTGGTCAGAATCTGCATCAAATAAAATTGTAAGTGTTGGGGGGGATTGTCATCCTGTTATTGCAGATCAAGCTGTTGCTTTTAAGGATGCCGTCAATAAAGTTATTGCGTACTATATGAAAGAAGCAATTAAGAGCGATAGGACTACACTTATTGCTGAATTTGAACGTCAAGGCCATAGGAATATGGCAGACATAATTAGGAGTCTATAATGGCTATTACAACCGCGCTTTGCACTAGCTTTAAAGTTGAGATCTTAAAAGGCGTTCACAATTTTACTGCTGCTGGTGATCAGTACAAACTTGCTTTGTATACAAGTTCTGCAAGTTTAGGTGCAGCTACTACTGCTTATGCTTCTACTAATGAGGCTAGTGGTACAAACTACACAGCAAAGGGTGCGTTCTTAACGTCTATAACTCCTGTTGCTAGTGGTACTACTGCTCTTGTTGACTTTGCGGACCTTACCTTCTCAAATGTTACGATTACAGCAAGAGGCTCGTTGATTTACGGTGAGGCTATATCTGGCGATCCTAGCGTATGTGCTTTAGATTTTGGTGGGGATAAGACCAGTACCGCTGGTGACTTTACGATCCAGTTTCCTGCAGCCGATGCTTCTAACGCAATTATTCGCATCGCATAGGGCATAACGTGTGGCAGCTATTAGCGGATGGGGCAGAGGTACTTGGGGCGAAGCTGGATGGGGCGAAACACTCCCAGTTACTGTCACGGGTGTCGCAGGCACTTCGGCTATCGGGTCTGTCACAGTTTCAGCAGCGGCTGATGTCAATGTTACGGGTGTTGTCGGTACGGGCGCGGTTACTACTCCTACGGTTGATGCCGAAGCAAATGTTACCGTCACAGGAGTTGTTGGCACAGGCGCGGTTACTACCGTCACTGTGGATGCGGAAGCCGATGTTCCTGTTACTGGTGTGGCGGGAACGTCTGCCCTTGGTACAATCTCGCTTGTTACGAATAACACAATCGTACCGACAGGTGTTGCAGGAACAGGTGCAGCAGGTACGGTATCGACTAAAGCCAATGCCGACGTTGATGTTATTGGCGTTAGTGGTACTGGCGCAAGTGGCCCGACAAACG